GGAGTTCCTGGCTGGCCCTTAGCCAATGCAAGTTCGCGGGCCAATTGAATCTTCTCTGGTGTGGCTTGCTGACGCTCTCGGTTTGCTGCGGCCAGCGACGCCTGCCCCGCCGCCGTACGCTGGAAGGTTTGTGCCATTTGGCCTTCCCTTTTTCGCGCCTCATCAGCCAGTTGCATTGCCCCGACTGTATCGCCAGCCTGGTTGAGCATCTGCACGCCCTGCATGATCGAATTCGGGTCGTTGTAGTTGATCTGCCGAGCAATCGAGTTGCGCGTGCTGATCATCTGTAGCTGCGGGTCAGTACCGCCTAGCGCGCCAGCCAACTGATACGCACCACGACCGATGGCAAAGTTAGCCTGCTGGAACGGGTCAAGTTTTGCGTATTGCAGCGCCTGCTCGGCAGCGCGCTGCGCCTGCGCTTGCTGGTACAGCTCAGGCGTGACGCCGAAGAGAGATTGAACGATGTCGGCCATGATCTTCCTTTAGAGTGCGTAAGCGTACTCGTCAAAACCGCCCATAGGTACAGCTTCGCCCCGGCCACCCATGTAGTAGCTAGTCGGCGTAGACGATCCGCCGCCGCCAAACATCCCTTGAATTCCTCTCTGGAAAGCCGGGTTACTAGACGCGTTGACAAGCGCCGTGGCAAACGGGTTGTAGGCATTAGCCGCTGCTTGCGTCTGCGCCGAAGCCATGCCGCCTTGCAATAGTGCATTAGCGCCCGTCGGGTTGGCAATGCGACCGCCCAGCGCGGAGCCAAGCTCAAGAGCCTGCTGGCCCTGCGCCTCCAGCGACCCGACGCCGCCCAGATAAGCCTGGTACGGGGCCAGAGCGCCGACCTGTCCCTGATAACCTTGCGTCAGGAGGTTGCCTGCGGTGCCGAGTAGCCCTGCGCCGAATGATGTCTGCTGCTGACCGGCTTGCATAGCCTGGGCAGCAAGCGCCGCGTCTTGCTGCGCCAGGGCGTTGTAATACGCCTCCATCTCAGGCGTCGTAGCACCCAGACCAGCCGCGCCACTAGGCCGAGCGCCGGTAGCGCCTACAGACAGACCGCCGCGCCCTTGCTGGAACAGCGTGTTCTGAAGTTGCGCCATCTGGCGCTCCCGCGTCGGGGCCAGCAAGTCTTGCTGCCTAGCCATGTACTGCTGCGCGGCCTCTTGGGGCGATTGCGCGAGGTACTGCTGCCCCAGGCCGAACAGACCCTGAGCGCCTGCCTGCAAGGGTGCGAACTGTTGCTGCGCCTGCTCGGCTTGCGTCAGACCGCCACCAGCCAGCCCCATCAGGCGGTCTTGGTACGCCCGCATCTCCGGCGAGATGTTGTAGCCAGCACCAGTAACTTGACCACCAGGCCCGTACTGGAAGTTTGACTGCCCGAAGCGCGTCGTGATGCCTACCGGGCGAAAGCGCGCCTCGTTGGCGGAAAGCTGTGCCGCCTCGCGCTGCGCGTTGGCCTGCGTTTCAGCGGCGTCTTTGGCAGATTCACCTTGAAAGTAGCCTCCAAGTAGGCTGCCCCCGACCATGAGTGCGGCTGCTGCTATTGGCATATCAATCTCCAATCAAAACATCATCGACCTTAGACGGATCTTTCTCGTCGGTCGCGTGGATACAAAACCAAACACAATCAGTAAGCGCCTTGACGCCGTGCGTCAGTCCAGCCTTGATCTCAATGCAGGCCGGAGCTTCAATAATCTCAACATCCTCGCCCTTCATCACCGCCACCTTGCCTTTTGCCAGAATCGACAGATGGCTGAAGTCATGCGTGTGCTTTAGGATTGCCGTGCCAGCAGGGAACTCAGCCTGCTTGGCGTAGAGGCCATCGCTGAAGTGGTGGGTGATCATTCGTAGAGGATGTTGATCGTACCGGCGTCAAAGGTGTCGGTGCCGTTGACTGTGGTAACGCGCAGGCGGTCTAGGGTCGCAGCGATAGCCACCGAGCCAGAACCAAAAACTGATCGGCTAGAGCTAACCGGATCAGAGTACATCCCCTGCATAACCCAGGTATTGCCCGTGAGGTTAGCGATAGTGATAACGCCCGTCCTACTTGCCGAGGCTGAACCCGCGCCGTCGTTGAAATCCCAACCGCCGCCAGCAAACGAGTTGCTGCCTGCTGTACCACTCACAATCGCGGATGTACAACCAACATACCCCGAGGTGGTAAGCGACCCGCCGCCAATTTGAATCCGCAGAAGCGAAGTTCCAGAGGTGCTGACCGCACTAAGCATCAGCGTGATTCGCTTGACCCAAGAAGGGATGCTGGTGAAGTTAATCGCCGTTCCAGAGGTGCTGGCCTGAGATGTGGCGGCGGTGATGACGCTAGACGCCATCGACGACAAGACGGCCCCGCTAATCGTCGGGCCAGTACCAAGAACAACCGCACCAGAGCCGGTCGAGGTCGTAACGCCCGTGCCGCCGTTAGCGACAGGCAGCGTACCCGTCACGCCGGTCGTTAGTGGCAAGCCGGTAGCGTTAGTTAGCGTCCCCGAGCTGGGCGTGCCCAAAGCGCCGCCGTTGACCACCGGAGCGCCAGCAGAGCCGACATTGACCGCCAGGGCCGTAGCCACACCAGTACCCAGGCCAGAGACGCCGGTAGCAACCGGCAGGCCCGTGCAATTGGTCAGCGTGCCAGAGGTCGGCGTGCCAAGTAGCGGCGTGGTAAAGGACGGCGAGACAAGATCAGCCTTCGTCGCCACCGCAATGGCGATATTGACAAACTCAGTATTGATCTCGGTGCCCTTGACGATCTTCAGCGGATCGCCAGGCGACAGAGCATCTTTGGTTGCGAAGTTCGTGCTTTGTGTGTAATTGCTCATGCCATCTTCCCATCTTTCGATTGGATTTCAATCTTCTGGATCGACAACGCCGTTCCGTTGATATTCGTCTCGTATCCGGTCTGCACGACTTTGCCGCTACCCGACGCAGACGCTACCAGCGTTTGCAAGGCGACGCCATTGGAATAGTTGGCTACCGGAGATCCGTTTGCGCCGTACTCAGCCACTCCGTACTCGGAAATGCCTTGCGCCGGGATCAGTACGTTGCTCGACAGGTAGTTGGTGTTGAAGTCGAAGCCCCACTTCACGGTCACATACTGATTCGACCCGCCAATGACAACCGCCTTGATCTTCTTGAGAATCGAGGTGATGTTCTGATTGCCAAGATCGGCGTGATTCGTGTAGTACTCAAACCGATAGTTAGCGCCGTCATCTTGATAGCCGGTGTACTGGCCGATGTAGCCGGTCTTACCGATCAAGAGGTTGCCGTTACGCCGCGCCAGTAGCGCAGTCGGTTCAATTGAGTCCCAAGTCGTCGCCCGGAATGAACCGTCCTGCAACTGAACCCGAGTGTCAAAACAAAACACTCGATTGGTTGCAGGCGTGGTCAGAAGATAGAACGCCTCGTATTCGGAGTAGACAGACTTCACATTCGCAAGCGTTTCGCTCGCAAGCGCGGTCACTAAGTCGTTGCGTACGTTCTTTGACAAGTCGCCCAGCGGCGCTGACTTCTCCACAATCGTCCTGGCAAACGAACGAATGCCAGAGTTGGACAAGAACAGCACATCCTTGCCGGTCGTCTGCACCGAGTCCCTAGCGATGCAACCGATGCCGCCCACCGTGTCGCTAAGGCTCATAGTCGAGGGCGTGGTGGCGTTCTGATACACCAGAATCTGGCGCTTGCCGAAGATGATCAGGAAGCCGTTATGCGCGGCCAGACCCTGAATCTCGTCCGGGCCGTTGGGCCAGACACGATCCACATTGAGCGAGCCAGCCGTGCCGGTACTCCACACATGGCCTGCTAGCAGATCAGAGAAGTAAACGGTGTTCTTGTTGGTGGTGCTGTTAGCCACCCACAGGCGACCAAAGGCCGACAGAACGATATTGGAGTTCGTCACCGTCCCGGTGTAGCCGGTCTTCTCGCTGACGCGCTCATAAGTCGTGGTGCTGACCGCCGGGTCATAGATCAGCGGATCGTGGCCGATCTGGAAGAAGTACATCACGCCGTTGAGCGCGGCGCACGACCAGTTGCTCGCGCTGATCGTGGGAGCTGATCCCCCGCCCCCGTAGGTCAACTCCACCACGGCATTGGAGCTGTTGAGCTTGAAGAGCTTGTTATTGCCAGCGAACAGCACAGTCAGCGTGCCGTCAGACTCCACCAATTCAGCCATCACGCCAACATCGTTAGCGCCCAAGTTGCCAGACGAAGAGTTGACCTTCGCCCAGCCCTTACGCGCTCCAATGCGACCATACTGGTCAATGATGCAGTTGGTCGCAACCAGCGCGAAGCCCGCCTGCAAGTCTAGAGGCGAGTCCTGCGTATTCAGCCCGTAGAAGCCGGGAGCCGAAATAGCAACCGATTGCAGCGCCTGGCTCATATCGGGACAAACTCCTGGTTCTCAGGGTAACGGGTGCTTTCCAGCGCGATGTAATCCGACAGCATCGAGCGATAGAGCTGGTACGCCTCAGACGATGCCAGACCGCCATCCTCGCCGCGCTCGACCAGCGCCCGAGCGAAAGCGTTTTGCGCGACTAGCACATCAGGCACCAGCACAGAGGTGCCGTCCGACGAGAGCGTGGCCTGCGGGATAGTCAGAGAGAAGGTGATCGTGTAAACATTGTCTGGGCGCGGGTACAGAACCACCTTGGTGTCGCCGTTACCGTCCACACCATCGAACGAATACGCTTGAGGAATGCCGGTAACTGGCGTGATGAAGTTCTGAAAGCGATTCATCTCGACAAACGAGATGTTGGTCAGCCCGACATTAGAGGTCGGATTGATCGCGTCCATCACTTGGAACTTCTGGCCTGCGCCGGTCATCGAGTAGATATAGGTGCCCGCCACCGTGGGGAAGGTGACCGTCTGGCCCAGCACGTTCCACGAGTAGGCATCTTCGATCTGGCGCTTGGCATCGTTGACGAACTTGCCAATGAGGGTTGAATAGCTGGTTTCGTTGGCCGTAGACACCTGCGTCTCGCGCAGACGAATCAGCACATCGTTGATCAGTTGCAGGTAGGTCATTGCCGTGTCAGCCCTGTTTCTTCAAAGGTTGCGATGAAGCTAAACGAACTGCCAGATTCAGTTGTGATCTTGATAGAGTCGCCCTCTTCCAGCACGATGTACGCATTGCCATCAAACTGCAAATAGTTCTTAGCCGACAGCGTATACTGAGTCAGGATGTCATAAGTCGCGCTTGCGCTAGAGTCGATCCATTGCACCGTGATGTGCTTCGTAGAGCCACCCGTATTGTGGATGTACATCACGGTGAACTTAGCGTAATACCCGGTCGGCACCGTATAGACGGTCGTCAGCGTAGCTGCCGTTGGATTAACGCCGACCGAGATTGGCCTCACTTCTTGTTCCTCGCTGATATTGCCTTGGCTTTCGCTTTTGCATCCGCTTTGGACGACGCGCCCCAGGCTCGGAGGGACAACAGGAGGCGAGTCGGTTCGCCATCCTTGTACTCAGGCCCGGGCATATTGCCCATTCGCGCTAGGAAGGAGGCCCGTCGCGGGTTGTCGCCTGATTTGACCGGGGCTTTTAGAGAACCACCGGTCGCAGCATTATAAGACGCCCTGCCCTTGGCGTTCAAGCC